TAAATGGCCGGTACACGATACGCAATCGTGTTATTTGCTTGGGAGCTGGCCCGCGGGTCAGAAATGACGTGCGAACAAGGTCCTCTTCTACTGCATACAGCCTCCAATTACCCATTTCTTTTCGAAGTATGGATGATTTGGAGATACCTGACTTTAAGCAGCGACGTGACGCTGGAGAGCTTTTCTGCAATCCGATGACATCCGCTGCTGGAAACAAAAGTCAACGCGACCCTACGTCTTGGAAGTATATGAGGCACTATCGTGCTAACACTACGCTTCCTTGGACCGTAACTGGGCCGTATGAAAGGTCCGTACCTCTTTCGAATCCGGTTTTCTTCTTGGGTTCGAATTGGCCTACGGCCGTCCCTGGTCGTGCAGCAACCGCCATCACTACCCTGTGTGGCGCTGATATCGAGCAGAGTCTTTATGATCTCGCTCATACCTCTATTGCTGCCGATCTAACCTCCGGAGTCGCCTCTATATTGGTAACTTTGGCGGAGGGGAATAAGACCTTGTCCATGGTGGCAAAGGCAGTAACACTCTTACGCCATCCCTTTGTGGAAGCACGAAAGATACTAAAAGTGTCTCGACGTGCCTATCAGGGAGACCCTGATGCCCGTAAACGGGTTAAGGATCTTGCTGGTAACATGTGGTTAGAGGGTCGTTATGGGTGGCGTCCTTTCATCTTCGATGTTATGTCGATGGGAGACGCTGCTAAAGAGAAAACCCGTACGCGCTTCACTGAACGTCAAAAGATTGATCCAAAAGACGGTTCATCCGTCTACTGGGCGACCAATGACGCTGTAGGTGCCGCCGCTATCGGGTGCAAAATTGAGCTTAAAGCTCGCCTCTATGCCCGATGTGGCCAAACAGCCGACTTGCACAGCTGGCTGAATGGTGACTTGAAGAAATGGGGGTTCCTTGACCCTGTCGGCACTGCCTGGGACCTGGTCCCTTTGAGCTTTGTTGTCGACTGGTTCGTCAACTTGGGCGAAGCATTGCGCTCCGTTCAAGCGTACGCGCTCTTTGCTGAGCGAGTTGGCTGGAATACCGAAATCAAGAGTATTACAGCTACACACACTGTCGGTGTAAAGAATTCCGGCAGTCTCCTCAACGCCAACCTGGGGTACTTCTTCCACTCTTTCACGAATCCAAATTGGAGTTTTGTGGAATCAGTGACGCTGAAGGATCGCATGGTCGTTGAGTCGTTCTCTCCCTCTCTTGGGATGCGGGCGAATCTCAACATTATGAAGGTTGTTGACATGATCGCACTTTTTGACAAAATAGTGCTTTCGCGTCGTTAACCCCTTACCCATACATGGAGAATTACATGGCTCTCAGCACTGTTACCGTTACGGTTGATGCTGTAGATTATGCTTTTAGCGTTGATTCGGTACAGCAAGATGCTATCCGTCTCAATGCACCTAGCAGCAGCTTGTCCTTACCAAGGACGCTGCAGCTGCGTCGGGTTTATCCCAAGAAGTCTGGGACTTACCCCGGAAACGCACGTAACAACGTGAAGCTTTCCTGGGCAATGTCTTATGCTGACGGCACTACAACTCCGATGATCTTGGACTTGTCGTGTTCCCGTCGCGCTGATACAGGTAGTGCTGACTTTACTCTTGCCCGAAAGATTCTTGGGCAACTCCTTTTGGATTCGGAGCTAGATGGATACTTCACCAATCTTACTCTGTAACCGGGAGGCGTCAGTTTTCAAACGCGTCATGCGTTTGTCTACTATCTGCGTCTGGCTTCTGGTTGCTACTTTAGCAACCACAATCTCTTCTCTTGTTGTCGTGTTTACCTCACTGGAGCAATTCCACCTTGAAAACACAACCACAAACGCGGCAGAGGGGCTCCTTCAAGAAGAAGGGCCAAACCCTTTCCCTCGAGGATTTACACCTCGAGATAAGCGATAAAGAGTATGTTTCTCTCTTTAATACGCTAGCCGTATCTATGCTCGGTGCCGGAGCTGACCTCTTGTTGGAACAAGTGGCTGACTTACCGGCCGTAATAGGGCATTATTCCGCGCGTCTCCCTTTATTGCGAGGAGCTTGCGATCTGGACGGTTATTTTCGTACCAACCAGGTCGTGTGCTTTATGAAGAAGCTCGAGTATGGCGTTTCTAATGACGCTGTACCGAACTCGTTTAAGAAATGGGAAGATGCGGAGGCCGCTTGCAAGGAAACGAATAGGAAATGCTGGGATATATACAACTCCCCGCTAACCCATTCGCATGCGGAACTCGCGCGCGTGCTCGATGTAGTCAGGAAAGAGATCTCGGGTTTATTACCTGATGTTCCTCCGGATTATGACGTGCTTTCGCGTTGGATGAAGTTTGGCCCTGGTGCTACTCTCACGCATCCAATGCGTGAGGGGTCCACTCCTTTCAAAATCCGCAATTCGTCCGCCTATGTGGGGATGGAAAGCGAAGTGGAGTGGCTCACCTATAACACGATGTTCTGTGAGCCCCTGTGGCTCAAGGACGTTGAGGGTGATTTTGGAAGTAGCAACATCACTTCCAGTGCCTCGGTCGAATATTTCGATGCGGCGAAACTCGCCTATGTCCCGAAGTCCATCGGCGAAGTACGGTGGATTGAAATTGGACCTTCTTTAGCGACATACTTCCAGCAGGGTTTCGACGGTTACATCCGTACGTGCCTAAAGGAAGGATGGGGTGTGGATCTTGCGAACCAAGGTCCCAACCAATACCTGGCGAGGCAGGGTTCTTCACAAGGACCCTTACCTAATTCGCCTTGTACTATCGACATGTCGTCGGCCAGTGATAGGATTAGTTATGGCGTTGTTGCCATGGTCCTTCCGCCGGCCTGGGTCCGTTCCCTTTCCGTTTTACGGGCAAAGAGAGTGGAAACTCTTGATGGTGGGGTGGTTTCTCTCGAGAAATTCTCCTCAATGGGGAACGCATACACGTTCAGCTTGCAGACCCTGATCTTCTCGGCAGTGATACGAGCTAATCTTCGTGCTCGTGGCTGGGAGGGAAGCAGGTGGCGTGTTTATGGTGACGACATCATTGTACCATATCGTCTTTACGATGACGTGGTCAGGGACCTTGAGACCCTTGGGTTTAAGGTCAATTCCGAAAAGTCCTTTAAAGAAGGCTACTTTCGGGAATCCTGTGGTGCCGATTACCTAATCGGGACGAATGTCAGGGCTTTCTATTTGAAGAAACCCATCCGAAATGTGGCGATGCTTTTCCGCACGATTAATCTCGTGCAAGAGTTCGCTGCTCGCTCACCAATTACGGCCAGGGCCTATGAAGAGCTTTATTGCCTTCTTCTTTCCTGGGTACCAGCGAGGTTTTTCCTCGTTGGGAACATGCAAAATGGACTGGACAGTTGTGTTCGGTCTCCTTCGGTGGTTGGCCGGCGTTCTATATTACGCTGGCACGGACGGGATAGGAAGTTGCGAGAGAAAATCTCCTACTTTCGTGTCCTCTTCGACGGATATAGAAAGTACGATCCTCTGGAGAGGGTTGTTTCCCTTGACACCCGCGGTTTCCAAGATTCTGCGGGGTTTTTCGAAATCAGGAAATCTCCGTACGGAGAACGATCCGCGCAATGCGGGTCGGGG